AACAAGAACTTATGAATGCAATAAAGGAAATATTGCAACGAGTTAAATGATAAACAAAATCTTTTATTAATATTTAAACAAAAAGAATGATGAACGCAAAAGATGCAATTATGCAAATTAGGGCTTTATTCGAAGATATGCCACAAGTAGAAGCACCTGCTCCTATTGAAGCACCTATCGAGGAAGTACCAGTTACATTTGCTGAGTATAGCCTTATGGACGGAACAAAGGTTATGGTTAGCGAACTTGCTATCGGTGGAGAAGTTACATTGGCTGACGGAACACCTGCTCCAATGGGCGAACACCAATTAGCAGACGGCACTAAAATCGTATTAGACGAAGCCGCTAAAATCTTATCTATTGAAACTCCAGAAGCAGAAGCTAAAGAAGCTGACGAAACACCTGCTGAAATGGGAAAGAAGATGGACGAGAAAATGGCTGACGAAATCGCAAACTTAGTAGCTGAAAACGAAGGTCTTAAAACACAAGTAGCACAATTAGAGGCAAAAGTTAAGAATGGCTTTAGTCAAGTAGCTGAATTAATAGAAGCACTTACTAAGACACCTAACGCTGAACCTATTGCGCAACCAAAACAAAACTTTGGTTCTAACGTAACAACTCACTCAATGAAGTACGATAGAATTGAGAAATTTAGAAACGCTTTATTAAACAAATAAAAATAAAATAAAATGGGATTTGATGTATCTGCATTAGCAAACTATACAAAAGAAAACGAAGCATTACTTGTTACTTCTTCTGTATTAGGTTCAAAAACTGCGTCTCTTATTAAGAGCGCTGGTAACGTTATGGTTGGCGTGAAGTCAAGCGAAAAAATCAACATTATGCAAACTGATGCTATCTTCCAAGATGGTGCTTCTTGCGGTTTTAACGCTTCTGGTTCTACAACTTTTACTCAACGTACTGTAACTCCAGGTAAAATTAAAGTAAACGAAGCTCTTTGCCCTAAAGATTTAGAAGCTAAGTATCTTCAGAAGGCTTTACCTACTGGTTCTTATTATGACTCTATTCCTTTTGAGCAAGAATATTCTGAAAAGAAAGCTAAAACTATTGCTGCTCAATTAGAAACTGCGCTATGGACTGGCGACACTTCAAGTGTTAATGTTAACCTTAACCGCTTCGATGGTCTTGTAAAATTAATCGGCGCTGCTTCAGGTGTTGTAGCTGCAAACGCTTCTACTTATATTTCTGGCGCTCCTTTAAGTTCTATCACTGCTGCAAACGTAATCTCTATCTTTGATGGTGTTTACCAAGCAATCCCTGCACAAGTTGTAGCTGCTGATGATATGACTATCTTCTGCGGTCAAGATTTATTCAGAACTTATACTGTTGCTCTTAAAAATAGCGGTTCTTTCAATTACCAAATTGATGTAAAAGCTGATAGCGAATTTGTATTACCAGGTACTACAATCAAAGTTATTGCAGTTGCAGGTCTTAACGGAACTAACAAAGTTTACGCTATGCGTTTAAGCAACTTGTTCTTAGGTACTGACTTATTAAACGAGGAAGAGAAGTTTGAAATCTTCTATGCAAAAGAAGCAGATCAAGTACGTTTCGTATCTGAGTTCAAAATGGGTGTAAACATTGCCTTCCCTGACGAAGTAGTGAAGTTTATCCTTGCATAATTTATAGGGGGATTGAAATATATCCCCCATTTTTTTCAAACTAATTTAATTCAATAACAATGGCTTGTGCTTTAACTCAAAATTATACCTTAGATTGTAAAGACAGTTTAGGTGGAATTACTGAGGTTTATTTTATGGCAGCAGCAGATGTTACCTCAACTACCGAAGCAAGTGGTGTTATTACCGCTTTAGTAAAGGCAGCAGGTAAGAAGTTCTTTAAGTACGAACTTGTAAAAGGCACTTCTCAATTAGTTGAGAATGTTAATGCAAACGTACAAAATGGTACTATCTTTTACGCTCCAGAATTAACCATAGTATTAAACAAATTACAAGCGAACACAAGGAACGAAATCTTGTTGTTGGCTCAAAACACTTTAGTATCAGTTGCCAAAGATAACAATGGCAAATATTGGTACTTAGGAAAAACAAGAGGCTTAGACCTTACCGCAGGAAGCGCAGGTACAGGTACGGCAGAAGGCGACAGAAGTGGTTACACTTTAACCTTCACAGGTGCGGAAGCTGCCCTTGCTCCAGAAGTTAACTCTACTGTTGCAGGTCAATTAACTACCGCAGGTTCTTAGGTTGTTTTGGTTTTGTATATAGATGCCCCTGGACTTAATTGTTCGGGGGTTTTTTATTTTGCAAACAATCGTGATAGTTTATATTTATAGTTGTGATAAGATTAACTAAGGGGCAAACCCAAAACATAATACTTACCTTGACTGAGAAGCAGCTTTTAACAAGTCCTAACTATCTATTTATTTTTGAGAATAGATCAACAAATACGGATATCAAATTTGTTAAGCTAAACAATACGGATATTAGTGCTTACAAGGAAAGGTACAACGAGTTCACTATTGTAGTTAATAGCTACTTTAATACCTCTTTAAACGGGCAATACACCTACACAATTTACGAGCAAACAAGTACTACCAACACAGACCCGACAGGCTTAAACCTGCTTGAAAGCGGCATAATGGAACTCGAGGGTACAACTATATCATTTACCGAATACGAAACAACAAGCACATTCACAATTAGACAATAATGGAAATACAAGTATTGACATTTGCGGAAGCAAAGCAACCGGAATATAAAGAGAAAAAAGGCGAAGGGTATATGCAGTATGGTCAAAACAATGACTATCCGCAATACCTATTAGACCTATTTAACAAATCTGCAAAGCACAATGCTATCATTAGAGGCAAGGTAAACTACATTGTCGGAAATGGTTGGGCAGGAGAACAAGCGATTGTTCAAAAGGTTAATAGAGATGAGACCCTTAATGACCTAACTAAAAAAGTTGCTTTAGATTTAGAACTATTTGGCGGTGCTTATATCCAAGTTATTTGGAGTGTAATGGGCGGTCAAGTAGCGGAGTTATGGCATTGTGATTATACAAAGATTAGAACCAATAAAGACAATACTCAGTTTTGGTATAAAGAAGATTGGAAGGCTACACGCAACCAAGAAAAAGCTGAGATTTACAATGCGTTTAACCCTGCTAACCCACAAGGTGTGCAGATACTTTATGTAAAGGAGTATCGCCCAGGAATGAACGTTTATAGCCTTCCTGGTTATTTTGGTGCGCTTAACTATATCGAAAGTGATGTCGAAGTTAGTAAGCACGTTTTGGGTAATGCTCAAACAGGGTTTTCTGCAAGTAAACTTATTACTTTACCAAACGGAGAGCCAAGCCCTGACGAGAAAAGAGCGGTTAGCAGACAGTTCGACAATATGTATACGGGTGCAGACGGCAAGAAGTATTTACTTGCTTTTGTAAACGATGCAACTCGTAAGCCTATTGTTGATGACTTAGGCGCAAGTGATTTAACCAAAGAGGACTTCAGCCGTGTAGACGAGTTAATACAAACTAACATATTTAGCGGACATCAAATTACAAGTCCTGACTTATTCGGTATTGCTACTCCTGGTCAGTTAGGCAACCGCCAACAGATGCGTGATAGCTACGAAATATTTAACAATACTTATGTACGCTATAAGCAGATGCAACTTGAGGGAGTGTTTAATATGCTTGGTCAATATGCAGGTTTAACAGTTGAATTAAAGATTATTCCTACCGACCCTATTGGAATTGAGTTTAGTGAGAATGTTCTTATTCAAAATATGAGTAAGGATGAGATTAGAGAAATGTTAAACTTACCGCCATTAGAAGTTGATGCAAGTAACGAAGCACAAAGAGTTACAGATGGTATCGCTGCATTAAGTCCATTGGTTGCTAACAAGGTGTTAGAGTCAATGACTAAGAATGAAATTAGAGCCTTAGTGGCATTAAAGCCTACAATCGATGGCGATGTTATTTCTTCTACTATTACAACAGAAGAACCAATGTCAGCTGAGACAAGCGTAAACGAACACATAAAAGGTCTTAAGGGTAGAGAGTGGCAGAATATGCAACGCATCATTAGAGATTTTAACAAGGGTAAAATAACAAGGGAACAAGCAAGTTCTATGTTAAAAGGCGGATATGCTTTAAGTGATGAAGAGGTTGCTACTTGGTTAGGTGCTGAGGAATTAGAATTTAACGAAGCTGATTTTCAAGTTTTCTTTGAGTTCGGAGAAGATAGAAGTGCTTACGAAGTATTTAAAAGCAAAGCAAGATTTAACGATGATGCGGACTTTGAAATGTTTGCCGATGTATCGCAGTTACAATCTAATATTTTAGATTTAATTGTTAAAGACAAGCGTATTACTCCAGAGGTAATTGCTGACACTTTAAAAGAAGATGTAGGTGCGGTTAAGCGTGTTATTGATTTATTAATTGAGAAGGGGTTTATTAAGACAAACGAAATAAAGCAAGGTAAAGGGATTGATAGTAACGTTATTATCGAAAGGAAACTTACTGCTCCTATTGGGCAGATTGTTGAAGCTATAAAGCCTCAAACTACTCAAATATTAATTCGTTATTCTTACGAGTGGAAAGCAGGTTTTAACGATGGCGATTTAGATACAAGTAGACCTTTTTGCAAGTACTTAGTAACCGCTAACAAGTTTTATAGCCGTAGCGAAATAGAAATGATGAGTGCAAGGCTTGGCTATTCTGTATGGGATAGACGAGGGGGTTGGTATACTAAGCCAGGAACAAACACACATTCTCCAAGTTGCAGACACGAGTGGAAGTCAAACATAGTTAAAAGAAAATAAGAAATGAGCTTAAACACATTATTCATAAGCGTACAGAATATTAAAGACAGGTCTGGCTTACACGCAAACGTAGACGAGAAACTTGTACTTCCTGAGATTAAGACCGCACAAGATATGTATATCTTACCTGCGCTTGGTAGTGCTTTATACAACCGATTACAAGCAGGTATTACGGCAAACAACTTGAACGCTAACGAGGTTATCTTATTAGACCAATATATAGCAGATACTTTAGTGCATTATGTACTTAGTGAGTTGCCAATGGGTTTGTCTTATCAATTCTATAATAAAGGATTATTAAGAAAGAGTGGCGAGAATACCGAGAACCCTTCTATGCAGGATATGATTGACGTGGCGAATAGATACAAGGCTCGTGCGGAGTTCTACAAGCAAAGAATGATTAAATACCTAAAAGAATATTCAACACTTTATCCTGAGTACCTAAACCCTGGAAGTGGCATTGATGCAATACACCCTGAGAACGATGCTTATACAACGAGCATTTGGTTAGGCGATTTTGATTGCTGCGCAGGTAAAAGCTTCGAGGAACTATATCAAGGAGACAAAGGGTGTAGCACTTGTTAAATATGAGCAAAGTAACAACAATAAAAAACCAAAATAAGCTTCGTGTTTATTTAGAAAAAATTAAGAATGAGCCTGACGTTAAACCAAATAGTCAAACAAATAACAACACTCGGAAGCGACCACGAACAAATTAACTTTGTTTACTTCGGTGATGTGTGGGAACGTTTAAGCAATGGCGAGGTTACTTACCCTGCTATGTTCTACACTTTAACGGGTGCGACTATAAACGCTAAAAATATTACCTATAATTTTAGCCTTTATTTTATGGACAGAATGTTAATGGAAGAAACAAACGAAACCGAAGTACTAAGCGATATGACTTTAGTAGGTCAAGACATAGTTGCACAATTAAGATACCCTAAAGCTATTTGGGAAATAGGCGATACCGCTCCTTTGACTTACTTTACCGAGAGCGACCCAGATTATCTTGCAGGAGTTAAGATAGATATTACAATGGAATTACCTTACTTAAACGATAGATGTCAAGTGCCATCAATATACCAATACTAAGATGATAGGAAAAAAGATTAACCAATTAGCGACCGAGTTAGCACCAGTTAGTACCGATTTAACTATTATAGGCGACCCGATTAGTGGAGTAAGTAAGAAGATTACACTTGCTCAATTAGGTGCGATATTTAGCGGTGCGGTTTCGTTTTATACTAACCTTGCAGGGTTTCCTGCAACGGGCGATATTAATGTGATCTATTGTGCTAAAGACACGCAGAAACTATACTTATGGAGTGGTTCGGCTTATACCGAAGTTTTCCCTTCACAAGCTTTATTAGATACTTACCAATTAAGAAGTGAAAAGGGCAACGCTAATGGTTATGCTTCTTTGGATAGTGGCGGTAAAGTTCCTATTAGTCAATTACCAAGTTCTATTATGGAATATAAAGGAACTTGGAACGCAGCTACTAACACGCCTACACTTGCAAACGGAACGGGCGACACGGGAGATGTTTATATTTGTAATGTAGCAGGAACAGTAAACTTTGGCGCAGGTCCTTTAACTTTTGCGGTTGGCGATTATGTGATTTATTCAGGTTCTATTTGGCAGCGTTCAAGTGGTGCGGTGGGTACAGTTACAAGCGTAGCATTAACAGTTGGTGGCGATGCGATAAGCGTATCTGGAAGTCCTGTAACAACATCGGGAACTTTAGCTTTAGCGTTTAGCGGTACTACATCACAATACATTCGAGGTAATGGTACACTTGCTACCTTCCCTTCTTTAACGGGTTTTGTTCCGTACACGGGGGCGACTGCAAACGTAGATTTAGGAACGCACACTTTACTTGCTAAAAATTTAGTAATTAATCATTCAAGCGGTAGCGGAGTTGCTGCATCAATTACTAAGGGCGGTAGCGGAGAGGCTTTAACTGTTGTTAAGAGTTCAGGAAGTGGCAACGCTGCATCTATTACGGGTGGTGTTACTTTACTTGATGAATTACATTTAAATACTGATTTAGCCGATGCCTATATTGCAAGTGCTACTAATTGGAACGCTGCATACAACGATAAAATAAATAGTGCTGCGGTAACGGGTACTACAACAAAGACCTTAACACTTACACAACAAGACGGGGGAACAATAACGGCTTCTTGGACTGACGATAACACCGATGCGGTTACTTCTGTTTTCGGTAGAACGGGAGCAGTTGTGGCGGTTAGTGGCGATTACAATACAAGTCAAGTTACTGAAAATACAAACCTTTATTTTACGAATGCTCGTGCTATTGCAAGTACCTTAACGGGTTACACAAGCGGAGCAGGTACGATAACTTCAAGCGATAGTATATTAAGTGCGATACAAAAGTTAAACGGGAATATCGGTGCTTTAACTACGGGTGTATCAAGTGTAAACGGGTTAACGGGTGCGGTTACTTTAACAACAAGTAACATCGCAGAAGGTACAAACCTTTACTACACCGAGGCAAGAGTAAACGCTAACACAAACGTAGCAGCGAATACGGCAGCAAGACACAACGCAGTAACAATAGGAACGGCTAATGGTCTTAGTTTATCTACTCAGGTATTAAGTTTAGCTTTAGCATCAGGTTCTACAACGGGTGCTTTATCTTCTACCGATTGGACTACGTTTAACAACAAGCAAAACGCTTTAACTAATCCAGTAACGGGAACAGGTACTACTAACTACCTACCTAAGTTTACAGGTGCAAGTACAATAGGGAATAGTACTTTACAAGAAGTATCAGGCAATTTAGGATTAGGAGTTACACCGAGTGCTGATATTTGGACATCGTTTAAAGGCATTCAAATAAATACTTGGGGCGGTGGTATTTTTAGTGGAAGCGCAGTTACAAATTTTGTTCATAATAATTACTATGATGGAACAAATATTAAATATTTTAGAAATGGCTCTGCTGCACTATATCAACAAAATGGAAATATACACGCTTGGCATACTGCTCCTTCAGGAACGGCAGGTAACGCTATATCCTTTACCCAAGCTATGACGTTGGGTTCTAATAGTGGACTATCTATTGGAACAACATCGGCAGCACCTGCGCAAGGATTGTTGGTGCAGGGGGCGGTAACAACGGGTATATTTAATCAAAACACACCTGTATTTTTTTCAACAGATGGAACAGATAATTCACCTGCATTAACTATTTTCAAAAATACTACCACAGGAACAAGAGAAGTTTTTAGGGTTCAAAGTTTTGTTATAAATACAGGAGTTGTTACAGTTGCTTCTATTAATGCAGCAGGAGCAGCTACATTCTCTAACCTTGCAGGCACAGGAACAAGAATGGTTGTTGCTGATGCAAATGGATTATTGTCAACTCAAGCAATAGGTAGTGGTTCAATAACAGGTAGTGGTACTACCAACTACCTACCTAAGTTTACAGGAAGTACAACGGTGGGGAATAGTCAAGTGTTTGATGATGGTGTAGCAGTTGGCATAGGAACTACAACTCCATCTCCTTTAATTGCTGGTTCTCGTACACTTGAAATATCTCAAGCAGGTGATAATTTTCCTGCATTAAACATTTCAAGAACAAGTGGCATTTCTTACACAAATGTTAATTGGAGATTATTTTTATCAAGTGATGCTAGTCTTCATTTTAGACAAAATTCAACTGATAGGTTAATTTTATCCGCTTCAGGCAATTTAGGATTAGGAGTTACACCGAGTGCGTGGAGTATTACTCCTGCATTACAAGTAGTAAGAGCAAGTATATATAATCAAGGTGATGATGGTACATATATAACATCAAACGGATACTTTAATGCAGGTTGGAAGTATATAGGTGCATTTACTGCTACTCAATATATAATGCTTAGTGGGCAACATAGATGGTTAACAGCCCCTTCAGGAACGGCAGGTAACGCTATATCCTTTACCCAAGCAATGACGTTAGATGCGAGTGGTAGATTGTTTGTAGGTTTAACAAGCGGTTATTCAAATGGTGTAACTATTAAAGGTGCTTCCGATGATTATGCTTTAACTATTGCACAAAGTAATGCCTCAAATGCAGGTTGGGGGCAATGGGCAGATACAAGTGGTAACTACAAATTAGCACGTTATGGCGGTGGTTCTTATAGCAGTCCTGCTTTAACAATAGCATTGTCAGGAGCAGCTACATTTAGTTCGTCAATTACTACAAATGCAACAAGTACATTTTCTAATGCTTCAAGTTTATCTGCAATATTTTCAAATGGTGGGGCTGTTAATAATTACAATAGCATTGAATTAAGAGGTGGAACAGCAGGAACATCAGTAAACTGGCAAATAAGTAAAGACAATACATTAGCGAATGGTTTTGAATTAGCACCTTCAACAACAGCAGGTGGAACTACTTATGGAAGCTCTGTATTTAAAATATCAAGTGCAGGAGCAGCTACATTCTCAAGTAGTGTAACTGCGACAACAGGAATATTCAGCATATCAGCAGGTAATCCATTACAAGTTTACCAAACAGCTGCAACAAATAGTACTACAGCAACCATTAGACAAACAGGTGCAGGTGGGAATGGCAATAATGATATTGGGTTAGTAGTAGATATTCAAGCTGCTACTGATACTGACAGAATAGTAAACTTTAGATATTTTGATGGCACAAATTATAATAGCAGATTCACTGTTCAAAGAGGTGGTAACGTAGGTATAGGTACTACTGCTCCAAATTCATTATTAGAAGTAAACAGAACAATTACATTTTCAAGCATTGATACTTACGCACAATTAGTAGTAAAAACAACAAGTGGAGCAAATGGTAAATTATTAAACATAGGTGTTGATGAAACTAATAGCGTATCCTTTATTCAATCATTAAATAGAGGAACAGATGTTATGCCTTTATCACTTCAAAGATATGGTGGAGCAGTATTAATCGGAACAACAACAGAGGGCTTTTTAGGAAAACTACAAGTAGCAGGAAGTGTTGCAATCACAGGTCAATATAATACAGTATTGCCTTCAAGTAGCTTTTCTTACTTTGATGGTTCAGGTCAAGTAGTTTCATCTTCATCAAATGCAAGTGCATTATACCTTGATACAACTTGGAACACTACGGGCAACCCAGATGGTATTTACTTAAACGTAACTAACACGGCAAGTGGAGCATCTTCTAAATTATTGAATTTAAAAGTAGGTAGCGTTTCTCAGTTTAGCGTAAGCAAGGCAGGTGCAATACAAACAACCGCACCAAGTTCTGGTAGCGCACAACCTTGGAAACTTGGAAGCTATGCAGCAGGTGGAACTGGAACTGCCACAGGAGTTATTTACATAGAAATTAATGGACAAATTTATTCAATCCCTGCATTACAAGGAACACCTTAAAATAAAATAAAAATGGCATTAGAAACAAAATGGCTTATTAGCCAAATGGACACCGCACCAAGCGAAGATGGTTTAACCGATGTAGTAAAAACAGTACATTGGAGATACGAAGGCAAAGACGGAGAATACACCGCAGAAGTTTACGGAGCAATGGCTTGTGCTACTCCTTCGGAAACCGACTTTACCGCTTACGAAGATTTAACTTACGAGCAAGTATGCGAGTGGTTAGTTGCAGGTCTTAACGTAGAAGCTATGAATGAAAACTTAGCTACTCAGATTGAGAACCTTAAAAACCCACCGATTGTAAATTTGCCAATTCCTTGGAATAGTTAATTTACTATATCTTTACAAAAAAAACAACGTATGAAAACAATTCCAGGTTATCCGCATTATTCAGTTACCGAAGATGGAAGGGTTTGGAGTGAATTAAAGCAAATATTTCTAAAAGAAGTAAGTAATGGTAATGGATATAAAAAAGTAACACTATGTGATAAAATAACTAAAAAACCATATTTAATACATAGAATAGTTGCTTTGACATATTTGGATAATATTAATAACAAGCCTTGTGTTAATCATAAGAATGGCATTAAGTCCGACAATCGTGTAGAAAACTTAGAATGGTGTACTTATTCCGAGAATAATAAACACGCTTTTAGAACAGGACTTAAATGGCATAGTGAATTACAAAAGAGCAAAGTATCTAAAAATGCAGAAAAATATTCTTGTAAATTAGTATTAGATACTGCTACTGGAATATTCTATAATTCAGTAGTTGAAGCATCAAGATACTATAACATTAATATTGCAAGTATTTATTCATACTTAAATGGTAAAGTAAAAAATAAAACAACATTAATTTACGCATAACAAAAACAACAAAATGAAAAACAAACAATTATTAGAATTAGTAAGTAATTTAAACCAAGTAATTGGTAATCAAGAAACCAAGGTAGCTAAAAAGCTATTTAAGATTTTTGAAAAGATTAAACCTTTATACGAAAAGTATAATTCAGATGTCGAGGAGTTAAGATTAGACAATGCAAGTACCGATAAAGATGGCATCTTATTGCTTGATGAAAAGTCAAATTACAAATATTCTAAAGAAGGTATTAAAAAACTTACGCAACAAATCAAAGACCTTTCTGATAAGGAAATAGAATTTAACAAGATTGAAGTAATTAATACTTCAGGCTTAGAGAATTTTACATTCTTAGAAGATTGGACTACTGGCATAGAATTTAACAAACAAGAAGAAGAAGAATTATAATGGCAAATAACAACCAAGCAGACCAATCAACAATCGTTTCCTTAGTAAGTGCTACATTAAGCATTACGAGTATTCAACCACTATTCACATTGTTGGCGAGTTTGGTTGCTATTGTTTCAGGCGGTATGGCTATTAGGTACTATTGGAAAATGACTAAGAAACTCAAATGAGAATACTACTTTTAGCCTTATTACTTACATCTTGCGCTTCGGTCAAGAAGTTCGAAAAGAGATTTGATAGCACGGGGACAACTAAGATTGACTCCGTGCATCTTACTTTTTATGATAGCGTTACCAAGATTATAGAAAAGGAGCAGGTATTTACAAAAGAGGTTACTATCTATGACACAATCCGTGTAACAAAGGATAGCATTATAGTAGTTCCTAAAATCGTAACTAAGTGGATATACCAGACAAAAGACAAGCAAACCGACAATAGCTTAGTTAAAAAAGACACGATAGCGTTTAATCGCACAGAAAGTACTCAAATTTCGATTGTAGATAAAAACAAGGTAACTACTCAAAATAACTTTTGGAAGGCTCTAATCGGTCTAATAATAGCGATTGTGTTAATTTTAGCTTATTGGAATAGATTATGGAAGTAAACAAAGCAGGTAGAGATTTAATAAAGCAGTTTGAAGGCTGCAAATTAAAGGCATACCAATGCAGCGCAGGGCATTGGACTATCGGTTTTGGAAATACTTTTTATGAAGATGGAACAAAGGTTAAGCAGGGAGATGTAATTACTAAGGAAAGGGCAGACGAATTATTTGATTATATACTCGAAGATTTTATCAATCAAATAAAACCTTTAATAAAAAGTTTATTGAGCGATAACAATTTTTCTGCGATTGTTTCGTTTGCTTACAATGTAGGGGTAAACAATCTTAGGAGAAGCAGTTTGCTTAGAAAGGTAAATGCAAACCCTAAAGACCCTTCTATTCGAGCAGAATTTATGAAGTGGACAAGAGCAAACAATGTGGTGCTTAAAGGATTAGTGAGGCGGAGAGAGGCTGAAGCTAAACTATATGAGCAACTTTAGAACTATATTAGTAAACTTATTATCAGACGAAAGCAACAGTATTAGCCACAAAAGAGTAGTGGCTATGCTTGGCAGCGTTTGTCTTTTTATTTCTTTGTTCTTAAACATAATCTTAAAAATTAACCCAAGCGATAAGTTGGTAGATGCGGTGTTGTATCTTACGCTATTTGCTATGGGTTACACCACAATAGATAAATTCAGCAAAAAATAAATAATGCTAAAATCAAAACGCAAACGCCTATTCTTTGACATCGAAACCTCGCCCAACGTTGGCTTTTTCTGGAGTGCAGGATATAAGCTTAATGTAACGGCTGATAGCATAATACAAGAACGTGCTATCATTTGTATTTGTTACAAGTGGGAAGATGAGAAAGAAGTTTACTTTTTACAATGGGATAGCAAACAAAACGATAAAAAGATGCTACAAAGTTTTGTAGAGGTAGCCAATACTGCTTCGGAACTTATAGGGCATAATGGCGACAAATTCGACCTTGCGTGGATAAGAACACGCTGCTTGTTTCACGGCATCGAGATGTTTCCTAAATACGTTACAATCGACACGTTAAAAGTAGCACGTCAAAAGTTTAGATTTAATAGCAACAAGCTTAATTACATAGCTGACTATTTAGGCATTGGCACTAAGATAAAGACCGAGTATAGCTTATGGAAGGACATTGTCTTACATAAGGACAAAGTGGCTATGGCTAAAATGATTAAGTACTGCCAAAAAGATGTTGTCTTATTAGAGCAGGTATTTAACGCACTTAAAAACCATATCGAACCTAAAACACATTACGGAGTTATCTTTGGACAAGACCGAGGAAGCTGCCCTGAATGTGGAAGCGATGACTTGATTATTTCACTTCGTAGAACAACCGCCACTGGTGTAAAGAAAATACAATACAAGTGCAAAACTTGTTTTAAGATACATAGCAAAACCGACAAATAATGGACAGTAAAATATTAGCAGCAGTAATAGAAGATATGCGTAGGCGTGAACTTGTAGGGAAATCAAAATACGGAACTACAATGGATAGAAGTGATTTAAGCACGGGTCAATGGATAACGCACCTAAAGG